ATTGTCATCGACCTAGACAATCCAAAAAAAGGTATTATAGATTTACGGCCGATCAATCCTACTCATATTCGTAAGATTAAAGAGATCGAAAAGGAAACGGACCCACGTACGGGTGCTGAGTTCATCAAGGGTATTGATGAGTATTACATCTATGCTGAGGATCAATATAAAAATAACAGCTCGGCTAATACGTTTGCGTCACAGGTAAGTGGGTCAGCTACGAGCGGTCTTAAACTTGCTAAGGACGCAGTTGCATATGTCACCTCCGGTTTGACCGATGCATCAAAGACCGTATCATTATCTTATATCCATAAGGCACTACGCTGTATCAACCAACTTCGTATGATGGAAGATGCACTGATTGTGTATCGTACTGTTCGCGCGCCGGAGCGTCGTATCTTCTCGATTGACGTCGGCGATATGCCGAAGAAGCAAGCCGAAGAATATATCTCTAACTTGATGTCGAAGTATAAGAACAAGATCACATATGATGCCGAGACCGGTGAGATTAATTCTAACCGCCATCATCAGCATATGCTCGAAGACTTCTGGCTTCCTAAGACTGCTGGTGGTAAAGGTACAGAGGTATCTACACTTGCCGGTGGTGAAAACCTTGGTAACATTACCGATGTTGAGTACTTCCAGCAACGTCTGTATAAAGCGCTAAACGTTCCTATCGGCCGACTAACACCGAGTGAACAGTCATTCTCTATCGGTAGGAACGGCGAGATTGACCGTGAAGAGATTCGCTTCCAGAAGTTTATCGATCGTCTACGCGTTCGGTTTGCGCAGTTGTTCAAAGAACTACTTCGTACTCAGCTACTTTTGAAAGGTATTATGAAAGAACACGAATGGGAAGATGTTCGTGAAAATCTCATTGTTGACTATAACCGTGATAACTACTATTCAGAACTGAAAGACGCTGAGATCTTAAAAGAGCGTATCACGATGCTCAAAGATCTTGGGTTCAATCCAACTGAGTTCTTCTCGCGTGAATATATCCGTAAGCATGTCCTTAAGCAGACTGACGAAGAGGTCGAAAAGATTAAGGCTGAGATGCGTCAAGAGTATATCAACAATGACAACCTGTTCAAGAAGATGGGTGGTGGAGGTGATGATATTGGTGCCGATGACTTTGGTGGCGGTGGACTTGACGCTATAGGTGACGACTTCGGTGATCTCGGTGGAGACGCCGGTGCCCCTGAGGGTGACGAAGAGTTCGAAGTCGGTCAACCAACCGGAGCGGCAACCGATATCGAAGATGAGGATGACAGTATTCCTGAAATTGATATTGATAATCTATAAAACTTAAATCGTATAAATACATTATTGGGACAAATAGGAACCTATTATGAACTTAAGACTCGTTAAAAACGTCGAAGGTACAGAGTTCTATCGTAGAGATATGAGCAAAATAGCTTACTGGCTTATAGGTGCTGGCAAGAAGATAGTCGGTACTCTTAGTTTCTCGGGTGGTGGTCTAACAGATGATCCTTACTTTAAACTGGATATGGCGGGAGACCCAAAAGATGGTGATGAGCTTCGGCAGTCAGAAGTTATTAAGATGTTTGGCCAACCCCAGACAGGTCAAAACGAAATGAAAGAATCAATTGAAATGAGTGAAGACACACGTAATGAAGCTACTGTCAGTAGCGTTATAAATATGATAAGGCAAGGCAATAACTTAAAAGCCGAAGAAGCCTTTAAAGTTGTTATGGACCAGAAAATCGGTGCAGCAGTCAGAGCTAAGACTCCTGAAGTTGCACAGTCTATGTTCAACAGTAAAGAAAGATAAGAAGATATGAAACTTATTACCGATGCAAATCTTATCACCGAAGCTAAAGTCGATGAGCGCACCGGTGATGTTTATATCGAAGGCGTTTTTATGCAGACGAAGCCTAACCGCAATAAGCGGAAGTACTCGTTGGATCTGCTAAAGAATGCCGTTAATGAATATGTAGAGAGACAGGTTAAGACTGGTCGGGCCGTCGGTGAACTGAACCACCCCGACTCACCTATTGTCGACTACAAAAATGTTTCTCATCGCATCCTTTCCCTAGAATGGCAAGGAGAAAATGTGATGGGGAAAGCGCTTATATTGAATACACCTAGTGGACAGATCGTTAAGGGTCTGCTCGAAGGCGGTGTTCAGCTGGGCGTTTCTTCTCGTGGTATGGGTACTTTGGGACAGCCCGACAAGGATGGTATTGCACCAGTCAATGATGACTTTAACCTTGTTACCATCGATATCGTTCAAGACCCTTCAGCACCAGATGCTTTTGTAAATGGCATCAACGAAAGTGTTGAGTGGTATCAGAACAATAAAGGTGTATGGCAGTCGCGAAATGTTGAAATAAAAGAAAATGAGACTGAGCTTGTAAGTGAAAACACGAAACTTCGTGATATGAAACAGCTCCTCTCGAGTCTTATTTAGGAGCATTATAATGCAACACAAAAGTAAACTTGATCAGCTCCTTGAAAATACTCAAGGAGCACTAAGCGAAGACGAAATCGAAGTCTACGGTGGTGAAGGCGAAGCTGACGCTGATATGGATATGGGTTATGAAGATGACGAGGCAGTTGACCTCGACGCTAAAGCACCAGAATCCGCTGGAAAAGACGATCATGACTTTAAAGTCATGACCGGAGATGACGATCTCGATGGACTAATTGATCAACTCAAAAATATTGTCGATGAGCTCGAAGGTATGGAAGATGACCTTGGTGCTGGCGATGACGAAATCGAAGTCGATGTTGAATCAGGCGACGATGAAGTAGACCTCGAGTTTGAGGACGAAGTTGAAGAAGCCAAGTGTGGTCAGCACGACGAAGACTACGGTCTAGACGAAGCTACTGACACTGCGTCTGGTGCTGGTGATGTTGCCCCTGAGGGTGGTAAAGCATCTGGTCCAGAAGCTAAAGAAGGTGGTTCTGCTGGTAAAGCTGACGATTCTAAAGTAGCTAAAGCTGCTGATGATGAAGAAGCTATCGATGATACTATCGATGCTATTGAAAAGTCTGCCCCTGGCAAAGACAATACCGCACAGACTGGTAACAAGGTTGACGTCAAGAAAACCAACCCAGCTATCGCTGGAACTGGTGAAGGTGTCGCCGAAGTCAAAGTTGAGAACGTTGAAGTCGACCTCTCGAAAGAGATTGCTGCAATCGTTTCCCTTGATTCTACTCTTTCTGAATCTGCACAAAAGAAGACTGCAAAGCTCTTCGAAAACGCAGTAAACAAGAAAGTTTCGATGATTAACCGGGAATTGAGTGCACAGTACACCGAACTCGTTGAGAGCCGTTGTGCTGACTTTGAAACTCAGCTGGTAGAAAAAGTTGATCAATACTTAGATTATGTTGTTGAAAACTACATGACTGATAACGCCCTTGCAATTGAAGAGGGTTTGAAAGTTCGTGTATCAGGTTCATTCCTCGAAGGCCTTGGCCGACTGTTTGAAGAGCATTACGTCTCTGTCCCATCTGGAAAAGTTGATCTTGTTGAGAAACTTGAAGGTGAGATTGAACAAGCCGAAGCTAAACAAAACAAATTGTATGAGCACGCAATCAAGCTACGTCGTGAGAATATCTCGCTCCGTAAAGCTTCTGCAGTCCGTAAGCTGACTGAAGGTATGAGTGCTGTTGAGGTTTCTAAGTTCAAGACTCTTGTTGAGAGTGTTGAGTACAAGAGCCAAAACCAATTTGTCAAAGCTATTGAAGCTGTAAAAGCAACACACTTTATCAACGAAGATGTTGCTACACCTGAACCGCAAGAGTTTGAAACCCTTGCTGAAGAAACTAAAGCCTCATCTATGGATAAGTACGTAAGTGCAATCCGTAGGTTCAAATAATCTAACTAGGAAAAAGAAAAATGAAAACTACAGATCTTTTGATCGAAAAGTGGTCGCCGGTTCTGGATGCTCCAGAAGCTGGTCAGATCCAAGATCACTACCGTAAGAGCGTAACTGCTCAAATCCTCGAAAACCAAGAGAAAGCCTTTGCTGAGCAAGGCATGATCAACGAAGCAGTTCACGGTTCTTCTGTCTCTAACGGCGGCGTTGAGAACTGGAATCCAATCCTGATCAGCCTCGTACGTCGTGCGATG